GCTGGCTACTTCAACATGATGGCGAACCTGAACGCCACCGAGGTGCAGCTGGTCGCGCGCGACGCCGGTCTCAAGAAGGGCATGGGCCGCCTGTTCTACGTCTACCTGATGGGCTTTGCGGTTCCCGCCCTGGTCGGCGACGCCATCGCCAAGGCGCTGCGCGGCGGCTGGGAAGACGAAGAGGGCGACGGCTATCTCGACGACCTGTTCGCCTGGTTCTTCTCGTCGCAGGCCAAGTTCGCTCTGGCCGCCGTGCCGGTGGTGGGCCAGGCCGCCAACGCTGCGCTGGGCGCGTTCACGAAGCTGCCCTACGACGACCGCATCTCGATGTCGCCCGCGGTGTCGGTGATCGAGAGCGGCCTGGGCACGCCCGCCGAGGTCTACCAGAGCTTGGTCGACGGCGAGAGCTTCAACCGCGCCGACACGCGCGACGCCCTGAACCTGCTCGGCGTCCTTACCGGCACGCCCGTCGGCGCGCTGGCCAAGCCCCTGGGCTACGGCGTCGGCGTCGCGCAAGGCGACATCGAGCCGACCGGCCCGGTGGACGCGGCGCGCGGCGTCATCACCGGCGCGCCCTCGCCAGAGAGCAGGACGCAGTGACCTTTTCGGTATGTCTAAGGGCCGTTCCTGCTTCTAGGATCGCGCCCGTCCTTCGGAGCTTTTAATCTTGGCCATATCCTCGAGCACCCGCAAGGCCGGGCCGTTCCTCGGCAATGACGCGACGACGGTTTTCCCGTTCGCGTTCAAGGTCTTCACGTCTGCCGATCTGCGTGTTGTCCGCACCAACGCTCTCGGCGTCGAGAGCGACCTGGTGCTCGACACCGACTACACGGTCGCACTGAACTCCAACCAGGACAACGATCCCGGCGGCACGGTGACCCGGGCCACGGCTCTACCGACCGGCGAACGGCTGACGATCACCTCCGACGTGGAGGCGCTGCAGCCTCTGGTGCTGACGAACAACGGCGGCTTCTACCCGCGCGTCATCAACGACGCCTTCGACAAGATCACCATCATCGCGCAGCAGCTGATCGAACAGGTCGGTCGCTCGCTGAAGCTGCCCATCAGCTCGACGGCCAGCGCCACCCTGCCCGACCCGGTGGCCAACCGGCTGATCGCCTGGAACTCGAGCGCCAACGGTTTCACCAACGTCGACCCGGCGTCCATCGCCACCGTCGCCGCCTACGCCGACGCCAGCATCGAGCTATTCGACGGCAACGGAACGCAGACCGCCTTCACCCTCGCCGAAGACCCGGCCGTGCTGGCCAACCTCGACGTGTCGATCAGCGGCGTGACCCAGGTCGGCGGTGAAGACTTCACCTGGATCGGCACCACGCTCACCTTCGTGGTCGCGCCGCCCAACGGCACGCGCATCCAGGTGCGCTATACCCGCGCCATCCCCCCCGTCGATCTCGATGCGGCGACCGCCGCAGCGGCGGCGAGTGCAGCGGCAGCGGCCGAAGACGCCGTAGCCACCGCCGCTGACCGTGCGCAGACGGGGCTCGACCGCATCGCGACCGCCGCGGACGTGGTGTCGGCCGAGGCCGACCGGGCCGCCACCGCCGCGGATCGCGTGCAGACGGGGTTGGACCGTGTGCAGACCGGGCTCGACCGCATCGCCACCGCCGCTGATGTAGAGGCCACCGCTGACAAAGTGACCGCGTCTGCGCTCGCCGCCTCAACCGGCGCGGCACTGGTTGGTTCAATACAGACCGGCACAGGCGCAACAGCCCGAACGGTGCAAGACAAACAACGGGACATCGTCTCAGTCAAAGACTTCGGCGCGACCGGAGACGGCACGACGGATGACACTGCGGCCATCACGCTGGCGCTTGGTTCTGGCGCGAAGCAAATCTACTTCCCGACCGGCACGTATCTTATTTCGTCGGCTCTTGTCCCGTTCTCCAACCAGACCCTGTTCTCGAACGGGGACGCGACGATTTCGGGCAACTTCGCGGACTATCTGGTCAAGATTTTCGGCTTCCCCGGCGCACCTATCTCAACGGTGACCGCGCCCATAACGGTGCTGGCCTCCAGCTTCGCGATGGCGTCTGTCGCGGGACTGGCGGCGGGCGATAACATCTTCCTCTATGACACCGTGCTGGATGAGTACGATGTAAACCGGGTTCAGTCGATCAGCGGCCTCACGGTCACGACGACATGGCCGATCATGCGCGCCTTCGCCACGGCTGGAAACATTAGCGTCGCCCTTCTCAACCCGCTCCCCCGCGTTAATCTTCGCGGTTTCACATTTGAGAACCCGAACGCCGCTGGTGGTGGCGTTCGCTTGAACTCATCGCTGGATTGTTCCGTCGAGCGGTGCCGGTTCAACGAAGTCAATTACATCAATATCTCGGCAGAAAAGTCTATCGGCTTCCGCGCCTCCGAAAACCTCCTGACCAAGGCCGGGTCAAGCGGTATTGGTCTGCGCGTTACCAAGTCATGCTCGATCACTGACAACCGGATCGAAAACACGCAGGTCGATGAGCCGATCACGCTCTACAAGGCCAATGGTTTTGCGACTGTAACCGGGAACAGGGTGGCTCAATACCTGTCCGGAGGCGGCTCGGCGGGTAACAGCATCCTTTTGGACGAAGACAACTATTTCAACACCGTTGCGAACAACACCTGCACAGGGTCCGCGACCTATCACATTTATCTGGCGGTCAGGTCGTCCTACAATACAATCACCGGCAACACGTTGCAGCGCGCCAATCTCGGCTGCATCCGCATGGCGCTCGCGGCGGACGGCAACACGATTGACGACAATGTTTGCGTCGGCGTGGTGGACGCTACGGACCCGAACGACAGCGGCATAGCGTCGGCGGCTATCCGCGCCACGGCGGCTTGTGCGGGCAACATCATCGGCATGGGTAACTCGTTCGCGAGCAATGCCGGGGTGAATATCAGCGACCTCCAAACCTCGCCGCCCGCAACGGGCCGGGTGCGGGGCGCGATGGTCAAGAAAGCAGCCGACCAGACGGCGGCGAACTACTCCACCCCCGCCGCAATCGCGTGGGACGCTGAAATCTATGACACCAACGCCATTCACGACAACTCGACCAATAACACACGCCTGACGGTTCCGGCTAACGTGACGTTCGTTCAACTCGGCTGCAACTTGGCGCTGGGCCTCGTGGCGAACCCAGCAATCTTCGCGCTCTCCCTGAGAAAGAACGGGTCAGGGACGTTCGACGGCGCAACCGCTATTGGAGAAACCGGGACAGGCAACCCCGATCCTGAGCTTAACGCAACGTCAGGACCAATCCCCGTCACCGCTGGCGATTATTTCGAGTGGTTTCTCTACTGCGACGACGGCTCGATCACAGTCGTAGCGGGCCGCAGCAATGCGTGGATGACGTTGCTACAATGACCCTTGAACCCGGCCCCCTCATCACCCTCGCCCTCGCTGGCGTGGCTGTCATCATTTGGTTGGTGCGGCTCGAGGGCCGCGTCAACGGCACGGCAACGACAAATCAACTTGCCACGCTGACGTCTCAAATCAGCGCGCTGGCCTCGGTGGTCGCCGCCCTGCAAGCCAAAGAGGCCAGCCACGACAACACGCGGGAAGAGGTCATTCGGGTGCAAGAGCAGCTCAAGCATTTGACGAGCCTGATCGAGCGGCTGATGCCCGCCGCGCTCCGAAAGGCGGGCGAATGACCGACAACCAAGACCCCCTTCCAGAACCGTCGTTCCACTGGCGTCGCTGGGTCACCATCGGCTACGTCGTGTCGACCACGATCCTGCTGGTCGGCATCATCTGGAAGCTCAGCGAGGGCGGGCCGCTGCGCGACGTGGCCCTGGCCCTGATCGGCTCGCAGGCCTTCTTCGCCCTCCTCTACATGGGCGGCGCGTCGGCCGCCGACCTCGCCCGCATCGTCGCAAGCTGGAAGAAGCCATGACCTATACCTTCGGTTCCCGGTCCCTCTCCCTTCTGAAAGGCGTTCACCCCGACCTGGTCAAGGTCGCCCACCTGGCCTTGTCCTACAGCCCCCTCGACTTCACCATCACCGAGGGTCTGCGGACCCGGGCCCGGCAGCAGGAGCTGTTCAACGAAGGCGCATCCAAGACCCTGAACAGCCGCCACATCACCGGCCACGCAATCGACATCGCGGCCCTGGTCGGCGGCAAAGTGCGCTGGGACTGGCCCCTCTACCCGCGCATCGCGGAGGCTTTCAAGCGAGCGTCCAAGGAACTGAACGTGCCGGTCATCTGGGGCGGCGACTGGAAGAGCCTGCGCGACGGCCCGCACTTCGAGCTGGACCGGAGGCGCTATCCGTGAAGAACCCCTTCCCCCTCCGCACCTGGCTGATCCTGGCGGCCGTTGTCGTCGCCGTGCTGTCTCTGCTCTCGTGGCGCGGGGCATGCACCTCCGCAGACCAGGCCAAGGACCAAGCCACCATCGCCGACGCTCGCACCGCGACGGCAACCGAAACCTTTGAGATCACCGTCAACAACGCGGCGGCCGACGCCGCCACCCAGACCCAGGTACAGGAGGCCCAAGATGCGGTACACCAAGCTGATCCTGCTGACCGCGAGCGCGTTGCTCGTTACCAGCTGTGCAAGCTCCAGGGTATCAGCGCCTGCTGAAGGCTGCTCGGTCTTCGGCGAGGCCATCCTGGGCAACTTCGTCGGCCACGCTACCCTCGCCGACAGCGGCGTGCCGCTGGACGACTGGCGCAACTACGCCCTCGACGAGACCGGCCGCCTCACGCAGTCGGAGCGCGACAAGAAGGACGGCCTCGCCGTCATCAAGCTGTGCGAGGCGCGAGACCAGCGTGCCTACCGTGCCGTCAACGCCCCGTGGTATGCCTTCTGGGCCCGCTGAAAGAACGAGAACATGACCACCTCCGTCCCTCAATCCCTGCTCGCCGAGGACTACCCGACCGCCGCTGAAGTCGTGGCGCTGGCGGACATCATCTGCCCCATCGGCACGGTGATCGACTACGTCGGAACCTCTGCGCCCTCGGCCGTGCAGGGCGTGACGTGGCTCTTCCCTTCGGGCCAGGCCGTCAGCCGCGCGACCTACGCCACGCTGTTCGCCCGCGTCGGGACCGCCTACGGTGTTGGCGACGGCACGACCACCTTCAACCTGCCCGACTACCGGGGCCGGGTTGGCGCTGGCCAGGACGACATGAACGGCACCTCGGCCGACCGCCTGACCGCCGCGGTGTCGGGCATCGACGGCGACGTGCTCGGCGCGTCGGGCGGTGACGAGCGGCTGCACGCGCACACGCACACGGTCACCGACCCAGGCCACACCCACCTGATCTCGCCGCCCTCGTCGAGCGACGACACCTCGCAGGGTCTCACATCCACCGGCACCGGCGGCGGTGAAACCGTCACGCCGTACAACAGCGGCTCGAACACCACGGGCATCACCCTGGTCAACGCTGGCGCGGGCGCAAGCCAGAACGTGCAGCCGACGATCATCGTGAACAAGCTGATCCGGGTGCTCTAAAGCAAAAAGCTCCGGCCGCCGGGAAGGACAAGTAACCAGCGGCCGGAGCTTTAGTCGTGACTGGCTCCGCGAAGGGCCTTGTCACTCATCCCGCAGCCCGTCTCCCGGGAGCAGCGAGGTCAATCGCTATCCTACCACGGATAGGTGTCAGATCAAGCCCAGCGCCGACAGATAGAGATCGAGGATCGCCTCTTCCTCTTGGCGCTTGGCCTTGTCCATCTTGCTGATGCGAAGCACCTTGCGCAGGGTCTTCACGTCATAGCCCTCGCCCTTGGCCTCGGCGAAGACCTCCTTCATGTCGGCCACCACGGCGGCCTTGTCCTCGTCGAGCCGCTCGAGGCGCTCGATGATGCCGCGCAGGCGGCCCTGCGCGTTGTCGTTCAGCACGTCGGCGGGGTCGGTGTCGAAGTATGCGTCGTCGGCGGGGTCGGTGTCGAAGTATGCGTCGTCGGTCATGTGTTCCTCTTCATGGCGTCGAGCATGATCTGCTGGACGCTTCGCTTGGTGGTGAGCCGGTCTAGTACGAGTTCATCCACGGTGCCGGCGGCCAGGATGTAGTGGACGTAGACGGCGCGCTTCTTGCCCGCCTGCTGTTGGCGCATCGGGCCGACGCGCTCGATGATCTGGTCGTGCTCTTCGAGGTTCCAGTTCAGCCCGAAGAAAGCGACGATGTTGCAGTGCTTTTGGAGCCCGTCGACCCCGTGTCCGAGGCTGGCGGGGTGAGCAAACCAAACTCGACCCTCGCCTCCCTTAGCGCGGCGCAGGCCAGCCGACGTCGAGAGATCGATGCCGCCGGGGAAGGCTCGCTGCAGGCGTTCGAGGTCGTGTCGGAAGTTGTAGGCGACGAGGACTGGTGTTCCGGCAGCCTCCTCGACCACACTCTCCAGGGCGTCCAGTTTGGCTCCGTGGACTTCGTGCCAGGCTTTGTTCTCTTCGTTGTCATAGATCGCTCCGTTGGCCAGCTGCAGACATTTGCCGGTGCGCGCCGCAGCGTTCACCGCCTCGATGCCGACCGTCTTGATCTCGGTCCACATCTTCCGTTCCATCTCGCGGTAGTGCGCCCGGGCTTTATCGGGCAGCTCGACCACGATCTGGTTGAACAGGGGCTTCTCGACCGGCACCTCGGTGGTCAGGCAGATGTCGCGGATCGCGCCCTCGATCTGCTCCTGGGCGAAGGGCAAGGGGTCGATGCCGTGGCCGTCGAAGGACCGCTGGAACCACCGTTCCTTGAAGCTCTCGTAGGTGCGGCCGAGGCGCTGGCCGGCGTCGAGGAACCAGCCCTGGCCCCACAGGTCTTGCAGCCCGTTCGGCGACGGCGTGCCCGTCAGGTTGATCCAGCGCGGCGTGCGGTGAGCGACGCGACCGACGGCCCGGGCCCGCGCCGATCCGCCGCCGCGGTAGAAGACCTTGCCCGTCTTGGGGTGGGTCTGGAAACCGCCCCTGAAGCTCTTGAGCTTGGTGCTCTCATCCGCGATCACGACGCCGAAGGGCCAAGCGCCATCCAGCTTCTCGATCAGCCACGGAAGGTTCTCGTAGTTGATCGTGGCCAGAGGGCTGTTTCCGCGGCGCACAGCGGCAAGAGCGGCCAGCCGGTCGCTCGGTGAGCCGAGGATCGTCTCGACCCTCCAGGAGGCGCAGAAGTCCCACTTCCCGACCTCGTCGGGCCAGGTGTGTTCGGCCACCCGCTTCGGCGCGATGACGAGCGCCGGCCGCGTGACCTCGCCGCAGAGGTGCAGCAGGTCGAGCGCGGCCAGCGTCGCCGAAGTCTTGCCGGTGCCCATGCCCGCCCACTGGCCGGCGCGCGCGATCTCACAGGCGTGCTCGATCATCGCCGGTTGCCAGGGCCTGGGGACGTACTCGCGAGACGTCACTTGAACCTGTGCTTCCTGCTCTTCGAGCCCCGGCCGATGTGCCATTTGCGGCAGCACGGGCAGCGGTAGACCTCGACGTTCTTGCCGAAGCGGCCCATGTTCCGCGCCGCGCGGGCGGCGTGAGCGCCGCTGTCGAAGGGCTCCTTGCCGTTGCAGGCAGTGCCGTGGGGGTCGACGGCGTCACGAGACACGGCGCTGGTCCTCTCTGTAGAGAGCGCCGATCACCATGTTGCGGGTGACCTTGTGCCCTAGTTCTCGGGCGATGGCCGAGGAAGACAGGCCCGAGGCGCGGAGCCGGCGGGCCCTGGCCAACCTCTCTGGCGGCCAGGGCTGGCTCCCGCGGTTGCGCCGAAGGTCGAGCGTCAACCGCTTGCGCTGGATGGAGAAGGCGCTGCGGCGCAGGCGTCTGCCTATCTCGTCGTCGCTGGCCCCGGCCTCGAAGGCCCGCTTGAGGCGGTCCTCCTCGGCGGCCGACCACTCCCGCCGCCAGCACCAAATGCCGCAGCGCATGTACATCTGATCGGTCACGCCGCCCTCGGTAGGCCGTCACGCAGCGTGATGTGGCACGCCGGGTCATAGAGGCTGTCGACCAACCAGCCGATGGCGGGCACGGTGGTGCCGCTGTGCTTCAGCAGACGGATGAAGCCCGAGCCCCAGGCGGCGTAGACGTCCTCGCCGCGGCGGAAGAGCTTGGCCTGTTTGAAGACGCCCTTCGAGCGCAGGATCACCTGGGCGTCAGGGATTTCGTGGAAGAGGTTGTCGGTCATTCAGCTTGTCCTTTTAGCGACGTATCTGTCGACGGCTTCGATGCTGTCGAGGGTGTAGACCGCGCAGCCCATGCTGCGCAGCTTCTCGTGCTCTCGGACCTGGTGGTCTTCGAGCGTTCCGCCCGGGCGTTTCAGCTCGACGAAGTCGATGCGCGTCGGCAAGCCGTCGCCGGCCGCCCAGGTCGGATCGTCCGGCCACACGACCAACCGATCCGGCGCGCCGCGGTGCCCCGGCCAGACCATCTTCCTGACCAGAGCGCCGGCAGCTGTCGCCTTCTTGCGGAGGTGCTTCTCGACTACGGTTTCACGCATCGAGGTGTTTCCAGATGTCGCCCGCCTTGATGCGGCTGACCAGCTGGTTGCTAACACCATAGGCCGCGGCGATCTGTACGTTGCTGCCGGACGCTGCGCGGATCGCGCGGACGTCCTCGTCCTTCAGTTTAGCCATCGGGTGGTCTTGTCCTTTGCGTGTGGTGCCGTGAAGTATTTGGTCGTCGCTGTTCTCTTGGTGCGTCCCGTATTTGAGATTAGTCTTGGCGCAGTTTTTCTTGTCCCCGTCAAGGTGCCGAACGACTTGGCCCTCGGTTTTAGGTGGGAGAAAAGCAGCGGCCACCAGCCGGTGGACCTGCTGGGTGGACCAGCGACCCTCCCCCGTAAGGGTCACCTGGAGATAGCCCGAAGGCCCAGCGCAGGGGGTGAGCAGCCGAGGGCCGCGCATCAAAGATCGAACGCGGCCTTGGTCACTGACCTGGTAGCGGCCTTCCTTCCCGGCTATGTCCTTCCACTGTTCCCGCATCTCACTTCCGATACCTAGCGCCTTCCCACCCCGACGCGGCCAGCGGAAGACCCGCGGCCCAAGGGGGGACGGCCGACATTAGTGCAGAAAGGTGGGAGCTTGTAAAGGCCTCTGTGTCAGGAGTTTCGGCTACCAACTCGTCGTGCACACCGAGAACTATAGAGTACCCCGCCGCTTCTACCGCGGGCATGTTGTGGGCCAGGACATCTCTTGAGCCTGCTTGCGTGGCGTTCTCGATGATCTTCCCCCCATAAGTATGAAGCTGCTCGAAGCGTCTCGTGTACTGGTTGACACCCATGTAGGTCAGCTTGCCGTCCTCGACGGCCACGCCCGGGTAGCAGAGGCAACGACCAGACGGCAGGCGCATGCGCAGCCAGCTGCCGTCCCGTTGGAAAACGAGCTTGCCGCCCGCGACCTCGACGCGCAGGCCCGGCTGCTCGGCGGCGCGGATCGCCGCGCGTTCGGCTTCGTACCACAGGTCGACGATGTGCTTGTTCTTCTTGCGCCAGGCCTTGACGATCTCCAGCGCCCGGGCGTCGGACATCTCCAGCCCGTAGATGCGGGCCATCGACTGGAACGCGCCGACCGCGCCTTGATAGCCGCAGTTGTGGACTAGTCGGCCTGCGGCAGTAAAGCGATGAAGGGGTCCGCAGTTGAGCAAGTCCCATACACGCCCTTGGGTTTGCAGCTCGGCTGTGTCCACCTCTCTGTTATCTGCTCGAAGGTCAGGCCCATCGCCAGCAAGTTTTTCAGTGTCGTGTCCGCGTACCGGACCTCCGGGTGTGTTTGCCGGAACAGATGCCAGGCCGTTGACCTCTTGCTGCGCTGCGTGTGCGACCTGTTGGCCCGGTGTGTCGACCAACGCAGGTTCCCGGCCGCGTAGTCCCCGTCGTTGTCCACCCGATCCAGATCGTGCTTCGGGGGCGGCGGCCCTAGGTTCTCCAGCACCCAGACGTAGGCGTGCGCTACCGTCGGGAAGTCGAACTTCACGCCCCGGCCTCCGTAGTTTTTGAACCCCTTGTCCTTGGGGTTCGTGCAGCGTTGCTTGGCGGCGGTCAGCCTGCGGGCCAAGCTCGGGTGCACGAGCTTGGTTCCGTGGCCCCGTGCGGACGAGACGAAGCCCGTCAGCGGCTGCTCGGCCAAGTTCAACCGCGTCCGCCTGCCCTTCAACCCACACGAGATGATCGGGGGTGGCGCAGAGGCCGTCGTATGTGATGACACGTTTCTCTCCCTTGAACACGGGCCCGTCGGTTTGAACCCAGGCTGTTCCGTCCCACACGAAATCGCCAGGCAAGACGGTTTCGATAGGGACTTCCCCGCGTGCCGTCAACACTAAAGTTCCTTCAAGAAGACACGCTAACTCCGGTACCTTTCCTTGCGCCTGCCGCTGGTCGTCTGTCACGTCCTCGACCTTGATGCCGAGCACCTCGGAAGCGCCGACGTGGTAGAGGTCGGGCCCTTCGCGCGCCTGCTCCAACTCCCCCTTCTTGTTGCGCACCATCAGCGGCGAACCGTCTGGGTTCCAGCGCAGGGTGTCGTAGTCCCTGAACGCGCGGAGCTTCCACTCTTCGCCCGCCAACCACGCGAGGAAGCGGCCTTCGATGTTGGCCAGATCGGACGACACCATCTTCTTGCCGGGGCCGACGGTCAACGCGCCGCGGGTGCAGTTGGCGGCGACGTTCATGACGTTGTCGTAGAGCAGGTCGGCACAGTCGGCGAGGAAGGCTTCGATGGCGTCGAGGATCGCTTGTTGCTTCAGCGTCGGACGCATCAGGTTCTGGGGCTGGAAGAGGCGGCCAGCCCAACGGCCCGTGCGCGCAGCGCCGCAGAACTGGAGCGTGCCGCGCAGTCGCCCGTCGCTCGACGTGCCTCGCATCAGCGCCTTGTACTTGGTGGTCGACGTCACCGTCGCCATGAGCCGGATGCGCAGCAAGTCCTTGACCGGCTCGGGCAGGTTCTCATCGGCGAGCCGGCGCTCCAGCGTGCCCTTCTGCATGTTGGGCAGGTCCACCCCGAACTCGCCGAGCAGGTACTTCAGGAAGGCGTCGCGCTTGGTGGTGCTCTCCAGCCCCTGCCCGGTCTCGGGATCGAAGCCGGTCAGCATCTGGGTCTTGGCCTTCAGCCCGACCTTGGCCAGGTCCGTGGCGCGCACGGCGGCAGCGGCCAGCGCCAGGTCGACGGCGACGCCCCTGTCGTTGATCTTCTGGTCGAGCACCCACAGTGCCCGCTCGCGCGCGTTGCCGGGGTAGTTCCATTTCGGCATGCGCTTCTTGACTTCGCGCATCGAGACGATGTCCGAGCCGGCGTAGTCGAGGAACCGCTGCCACTCGACAGGGTGGGTGTGGCGCGTCGCGCGCCTGATCTTCTGGTTCTTGGGCCTGGGCTTGCAGAAGAGCTGCACCAAGCTCTTGCCCGCCTTGTGCTTGGACAGGTCCACGGGCACGCCGAGGATCGAGCAGAGGGTGTCGAGCGACCCGGGCAGGCTGTGCGCCAGGGCCTGGACCATCGTGTCCCAGATGCGCTCGAGCGGCATCTCGTAGCCCCAGGCGTGACGCAGGACCGTGCGGTCGAAGGCCGAGTTCTGCCAGACCTGCTCATCGGCGGCGTCGGCCGCGGCCAAGGCCACCTTGACCTTGTCCTCCCAGCCGGGCGCGGTGCAGTCGATGACCTCGACCGGACCGTCGTCGAGCGCCCAGGCGAAGATCGTGATCTCGACGTCCTCGGCGTAGCGGTGCAGGCCGTGGTTCAGCGGCGTCTCGCAGTAGGTCTCGGTGTCCCCGTAGAAGGTGGTCACTTCGGCACCACGTCGGTGGTCAGGTCTTCAAAGTCCTCTGGGCTGGCCGGAGCTTTAGCCCGCGCGAGAGCAGCAGCGCGCCCCCGGGTCCGACGGCGTGTTCGCGCCGAGAACAAGAAGGCGTCTTCGTCCCAATACCCGCCGAGAGCAGCTTCGATGGCGTCGTCCGCGGCGTCTCCCATCACCGGCTCCACCGCGAGGATTGGCGGCTCCGAAGCCGGGTCCAGGTCCAGCCGAAGGCCGACTTGGTGACGCCGCCCATCGCGTTGCGGATGGCCTTCTGCCAGTTGTCCTTACGCTCGCCGGTCATGCAGCGCGCGGCCTCGGTGACGGTCATGAAGTAGAGCACCTCGCCGCCCCGGCGCGCTTCCAGCGCGGCGCTGGCAGCGGGAATGTCGATGTAATAGCTGCGGGGCTTCTCAATGTCGGGCGTGCTGGACTTCGGGCCGCGCCGTGCCGTCTGCACGTCGACCCGGTCCACCGAGCCCTCGATCCGGTAGCGGCTGTCCTTGGCCAGGAGCGCGAGGCGGATGCGCTCGGCGTGCTCCAGCCGGTCGGGCCGGGGATCGCCCGTGGCCTCTGGCGGCAAGGGGGTGCCAGGTCTGCGGTCGGTGTCGGTGCGCTTGAAGTGGGTGTGCGAAGAGTGGTTCGCCTGCACCGTCAAGCGAAGCTCGACCGCCACGCCGTGATAGGCCCGGCTCCGGTCGAACACGGGCAGATCGCCACCCTCCTGCAGGCGTTTCTGCGAGGTCGTCTCCAGCCTGCCGTAGGTGTTGACCTTCGGTGTGTGCGGGCGAGGGAGGGGATTGGTCATTGTCTCTTGTCCTTCTAGCAGATCGGGGGCGGCCGGGAGAGGCCGCCCCTTCTCCTGTTTACGCGAGTTCGCCTGCGTCAGCACCATCGTCGATGGGCGCGAAGTCGCTGGCCACAGCCGGCGCGCCGCCCGTGAAGGCGTCGCCGTCACGTACGAACTGGACAGCCTTCAGTGTGGCGCGGATGGCCTTGCCGAAGTTGTTGTCCTGGGCCCAGAACTCGACCTGGACGATGACGTGGCACCCGCCGTAGGGTTTGCCGTCGCTCTCGACCAACGGCGAGGTGTCCCGGTCGATGACCAGGGGCCGCGGGTCGCGCTTCGGATCGGCGCTCGCGGAGATGTAGTACATGCCCTCGAAGCCGTCGTAGGCGTCGCCTTCCTTGTCGAGGTAGGGCTGCTTGATGAACGCGACTTCGAGGGTCTTCGGCTTGCCGGTCTTGACCAGGCCAGCCATGACCTTCTCGGCCTTCTCGCCCCACTTGAGGCGGGCGGCGGCCATCATGCCTTCATCGAGCTTCTTGACGGTCGCCGTGTCGGAGGGGTCGATGATGAACTTGCCGTTCCACTTCGGCGGGCCGTTCTCGTAGGAGGCCGCCGTGAAGAGGTTAAGGAACGCGGCGCGGGCGGGGACTTGGATTTTCATGGTCTGATTTCTCGTTTCTGATTTCAGCGTTTCAGGATGATTTCTAGCGATAGTCTCGTAGGCACGATCAATAGCTATGCGCCGGGCCAGAGACCCTGGCAAGCCTGTTTTTGCCGCCTCTTTAAGAAGAGCCTCGGCTGCGGCGGGCAGCTCTCCAATCAGCCGGGACATGGGTCAGCGCACCGGCCACATGGTGTCGATCAGATCGACGGTCAGGCGGTATCCGCCGTATCCTGCGAGCAGGATTATGGTGAAGTCGAAGGCGGTCACGTCAGAACGTCGTGGGTTGGGCCACGGCGCGAACGAGCGCCATGATGCCGGTCTGAAGATCGGTTTTGCCGATGGCCGCCCAGCGGTAGCAGTCGCTGCCCGTCCAAGCGGGTTTGACGGTGTCGACGACCTTGGCGTACAGGGTGTCCAGCTCTGAGGCCTTGGCCTTGATCTCGTTCATCAGGTCGATCTCGGCCTGCGACAGGTCGCGATAGCCCGTGATCTTGGTGTGTTGGTCTTTCATGTGGTGGTCCTCCTAGACCAGGTCGGAACCGTCGTCGATGACGGCGAAGTCGTCCGCGGTTGCGGCGACGGTGATGGCGGGCCGCTTGTCGCTGTCGGGCGCGACGCTCGGCTTGCCCTGGCTCTGGGCGTATTGGCCCTGCAGCTTCTTCCACTGGCGAGGCCCGATGTCGCCGGCCTTGGCCAGCTTCTCGGCCGTGGTCGGGGAGATCAGCGACAGGTCGTACATCTGCTCGGTCTTGAGCCGCATGCTCTTCAGCTGCAGCTCGGCCTCGTCGGGGTTGACCCATTTCCGGTGGCCCTTCTTGCCTTCGACCAGCTTGAAGCCCGGCACCGTGCCGCCCGACGTCAGGCGGCGTTCGGTCTCGGCGCGGACGGCCTTGCAGAACATCTCCAGCAGGTCGACCTTGTCGAGCGCCGCGCCGAGCACGTCGCCGGGCACCTCGGCCAGAGCGTCGGGCAGGGTCTCGGCGGTCAGGTCCGCGAAGTCCTCGACCTGGGCCGCCGTGGTGACGACCGCGGTGGTCTCGGCGGCGAGCGCCGGACACACGGCCTTGGCCTTGCACCACTGGCATTGGCTCTCGCCGGGGTTCAGCTCGGGCTTGCGGCCACCGTTGAACTGGTAGACCGCATGCGCCGCGCCGATCCTGGCCTCGGAGGCGAACTCCAGCAGGTCTTCGACGCTGATCTCGTGGGCGCTCGGCTCCATCGAGACCTTGGGCTGGTAGATCGTCAGCACCACCCGCTCGATGTCGTAGCAAAGCGAGGCCACGTCCAGCGCCCCGAGGGCGTAGAGCATCAGCTGTTTGTTGTCCTCGGCGGCGACGTAGCGCCGGCCGTACTTCAGGTCAACGACGTGCAGCGTCGTGCCCACGATCACGATGGTGTCCGCGGTGCCGAAGCAGTCGGGCTGACCGAGAGTGGCCGACAGGTCAACGACCTGTTCGACCATCAGTTCGCCGCCCAGGCCGCGGACGTAGTCGCAGTAGCCCTGGATGCCGAGGACCATGTCCTCGTCGACCTCGAACTTGCGGCCGCTGTCCTCGATCTCGATCAGCCGACCGGCGTAGGCCGAGGCGTCCTGGCCAGAGGTCAGGCACCATTCCATCAGCTGGTGGGCGGCGGTGCCCTCGTCGGCGTAGACGGAGGAGGTGTCGGGGAAGGGCTCTTCCATCTTGAGGGAGCCCGGGCAGGCCATCCAGCGGTGAGCGCCGGAGGGCGAGAGGCGGGCGTGGGCCTTGCTGGCGGTGGTGTCAGGTGCTTCTGCCATCAGACTTTGTCCCGCTGTTTGAGAGCGTCCAGGCCGACGCCGAACGTGAGGGCGGCCAAGAGGCACAGCGCCACCGCGCCGGGCGCGCTCGACATCTCCAGAGCGCCTCGCAGGTTGGAGCCCGCTGCGGCGAAGTTGATGAACACGCTCGCTGTCCAGTATTTCTTCACGTCTCGATCTCCCCGCGCTGGGCCTTGAGCACCAGCAGTTTGCGCAACACGCGCTTGCGCTCACCCCGGGTGAGCAGAATGTCCTCCCCTCCGACCCGCAACGCTTTCACGTTGCGGGGGAGGCTCGGGTCTCGTTTGGCCGGGCCAGGCAAGGGGGCCTGGACCAAGTCCGCGCCGAAGATCATTGCGCCGCCCGACGGGCTGGACATGCCCCTACGCACGGCTGTCGCAGGGGTGGTTGTAAATCCAGCGGCGGCGCTGGCGGGACAACGTCTCCGGGGGCCTCGGGCCGACCTGCTCTGCGCGGGCGGCAAGGCGAGCCACAGCGCGCTGGCGGCCGGGCCCGGTGCCCCGGGAGGGGTTGCGGCTCGGCCCGCTGTTTGGGCCGGGACCGCTGACCGCAGACACCGAGGCCATCAACCCCATCGCCGCGATGCTCATCATGCTGCGCCCGCGCATCAGCCGAGCACCTCTTCAGCGCGGGCCAGGAACGGGCCCCACTGTTCTTCGGTCAGGTCGCCGCCGACCTTGGCGTTGAACTCGCCGAGCAGGTCGACAGCGGCCTGCCGGCCCTTGGTTGTCGAGACCTTCATGACGGCGGCCTTGACCTGGGCGTAGTCAATAGCCGAGCCGCTCTCGTTCTCGTCGGAGGCAGGTTCCGTCTGGCCCGTCGCCGGCTCGCCAGCGTCGCCAGCCGTTTCCGGTTCGGGCGTAACAGGGGTGGTCTCCTTGGCCTTGGCAGACCGGGCAGCGGTCTTCGGCTTTTCCGGCTCGGCCGTGGCCTCCGGGGCCTGCAGCGCGCCGTCCACCGAGCGGATGGACATGGCGGCGGCCAGGTTGTTGATGGCCTGGGCCAGCTCGGGGCATTTGATGTCGAGGGTGATGTTCACAGCATGTGTTCCTTTTCGAAGTCGGTGAAGGTGTTCGGGGCTTGCTCGTCGGAGCTGAAGACGTAGCAGTCGTTGAGGCGCTCGACGAGTTCGAGGACCAGGTCGCCGTCGGGCTGCATCAGGTTGCGGTGCACGCGGCGGGCGTACTCGACGAGGTCGCGCACGGACATGGACTGGAGCTGGGTGCGGGTCATGAGAGCCACCAGATGGCCAGAGCCACTTCGAGGGCGACGCCCGCCACCAGGATGGCTAAGAGGACCAGAGAGAAGAGCGGCGTGCGCACATTCTCCTCGGCGGCCCACGCGTACCACTGGTTCATGGCTTGGCAGCTGCCCACGAGCAGCAGGAGCCCGGCGAGGGAGAAAGCTACGTCGCGCATCAGGTCATCTCCCCGTTCTGCTTGACGAAGGAAACGCGGCCCGCGGCGACCTGGATCATGACGCACTGCTGGTCGGCGTCGCGGCAGGCCTGGGCGGCGATGGAGACGAGGGTCTTGCCCGCGCCCGCGCCCGTGTCCATCGCAATCTCGTACTTGAGGCTGTCGTCGTTGAAGACGACGCCGTCCTCGTTGCGCCAGACGCCCGTCACGAGGGTCTGTGTGTAGCCGCCGTAGTTGTCGAGGACTGCGGTGCGCAGCGCACCGTGAGCGGCGGTGGTCTTGCGGCCCAGGTCGTTGCGCAGGGGCAGGATGATGAAGGCGATCTTGAGGTCGGTCATGGCTCTTGTCCTTATTGAGTGCAGATGCCAGCGGAGATCAGGCTGGCTGCGGTTCGGCCGTAGCGGCCCTGGAGGGACCAGGCGGCCCCTGTGTCAATCAGGTTCTGGAAGAAGTCAACCATTTGGTCCTCCTCCATCTCGCCCTGCTCGTAGGCCATGATGTCGTCGATGCTGGGCATTGTCTCTGTCCTTCTGTCGCAGCGGCTTGTCCCAGCTGCCCCTCCTCTCTAGGCCCCTCGGAAACAGGTGTCAAGCGTTTGGTTGTGAAAAATATGCAGGCGAGAAAATGCTTGTACAACGCGGGGGCCGGGTATAGAGAGGAAACCCGTCGGGACAAGCCGACAGCAAAAGGACAGAGACAATGATCGACACGCATGACATCCGCCGCGACCCCCGCAGGCTCGCCGCCATGACCACGGACCAGGCCAGCCACCGGGGCTGGGACTTCCGCCCCGCAGGGGAAGTGCCGAGGTGGGCGCGCGCCATAGCCGAGGTGTTCCGGCCCCGCAGCATCGTGATCCTGGCCGTCATGGCTGGCGTCGTCAGCCTGTGGTGGCTGTCATGACCGTCGCTGACATTCCGGCTTGGGCGCTAGAGGGCGACCGATACAGCCCGAACCTTCGCCGCTGGATGAGGAAAAACAGCAGGCACCACGGCAACGACGTGTTCGCGGACAAGGGCGGCAAGCTGTGGATCGGCTGGATTGACGACGGCCCTTCGTTCATCGGCTCCCGCCTGTGGCGCGTCCTGACTGTCGGCGGACGGGCCGAGGTAGGGTGCTGGATGTTTCCGGTCAGCGACCTGACGCCGGTTCCTGACTTCTGGGCCAACTACGCCCGCATTGGTCGCTGCGCTATCGACCCCGACCACTCGCACTACTTCATCGGCGACGAGCCGCGATGGACGGAACAAGGCGACACCCGGTCCTGCAACTGGTGCGGCAACCATCGCCAGTTCCGCCATCGCTGGACCGAGACCGTCGAGCGCCAGCGTTGGGAAACGAGAACAGCCGTTGAAGGCCCCTCGGTGGGGACGCAGCCGCATCGCGGCGAAGTGAACCAAGCCTCTCAGGAGAAAACCAATGTCTGATGCAGTTAGGGTTCCGACAGAGGCAGAAGCTGCGGTCATCAAGTGGCTGTCTGAAACCGACAGCTACGGGCTCCGCATGGAGCGGCTGATTGGCGACCTTGAGAACGAGGCCGACATTCTCCCGTGGTTGGTTGCCGCGTATAACCTCGCAGCTTCTCCCTCTGTGGGAGGTTGGGGGGACATAAGCACGGCTCCGAAGGATGGGGTGACCGAGGCCGAATGTCTCCGCATCGACCAGTTGCCGTTCGATCTGGCGATGAAGGTCTATCGCGCTCTCGGCTTCCAGCGACGCTCAACCCCTCCACCATCCTCAGTCTCTACAGGTTCACGGCCCCAAGAGGCCGTACCCACCGAGCAAGCGGAAGCGGCTGTTGTAGCCCGCGTGGTCCAGAAATGAAGAACCCTTGCACTACCCCCGAGGTCAGGCAGCACATCGCCCTGTCCATCAGGGTGGCGGGGAGCCAGCAGGAGCTGGCCCTCGCCCTCGGCGTCACGCAGCAGGCCGTCAGCGGCTGGCTGAACGGTGCTCGCTGGATGCCAGTGCGCCACGCCCAGGTCATCGAGCGCCGCTACGGCGTGCCGGCCGCTGGCCTGGTCAACCCCGAGAAGCTGGTGTTCGCCCCCACCCCCGCCCCGAAGGACTGACCGTGCCAGCAGCCAACCTCATCGCTGCTCTGCAGCCGCTGGTCAGCCGTGCCCGCACGGACGTGACCGCTATCAAGGCCTCGACGGGCATGGCCTGGACCCGGGAGGCGCTGACCGAAGTCCGGTTGAAGCGCCACCTCGACGGCACGATGCCCCGCGGCGTGTGCCCCATCAAGGCGGGCGAGAGCACCACGCGCATCGCCCTGTTCGACCTGGACAGCCACAAGGGCGCGACGTCGTGGAACGCCATGACCAAGGTCGCCTCGGCGGTCTGCAGCGTGCTGGAGGATCGGGGCTATAGCCCGGTGGTCTTCCGCTCGTCGGGAGGCAACGGCATCCACATCTTCCTGGTCTGGGCTGAACCCCAGGATGCCTTCTCGGTGCGCCGGTCCATGAAGGGCGCGCTCGACGTCATCGCCTATAGGGACGGGGCCAAGGGCGTAGCGCAAGGCGAGATCGAGGTCTTCCCCAAACAGGACAGCGTGCCCGAGCACGGCTTCGGCAACCAGTTCATCCTGCCTTTGGCGGGCAAAAGTGCACCGCTGGAGCCGATGCTCGACTTCGAGGTGATGCCGCGCGAGTACGCGCTGGAACTGGTGTGGACGCCGTCGGCCCCGGTGCCGGTGGTCGAGCGGCCGCAACGCGAAACCCAGACCCTGACTGTGTTTGAGGGTGGTGCGCTGACACAGCTGCAGGCCGCCCTGGCCGCGATCCCCAACGACACCGACCCGCTCGGCTATGACGAGTGGCGCGACATCATCTCGGGCATCCACTACGCCACGGGCGGGAGCGATGAGGGATATGCCCTGGCGCTGGAGTTCTCGGCCAGGGCTCCGCACTTCGACGAGGATGAGCTGGCCATCAAGGTCTGGGCCTGGCTCGACCAGAAGGGCGAGACCGCGAACCCCGTCACCGAGCGCACGGTCTTCGCCAAGGCGCGCGAGCACGGGTGGCAGGACGTCGCCTCGGCCGACGACTTCGAGGACTTGACGCCGGCTGTGCGCGAAGAGGACGAGCGCATCGACCTGCCGCTGCCCGGCTTCCAGCGCGACGGCAACGGCCGGATCGAGGCGGTCATCGGGAACGTGCGCTCGGCGCTCCTGCGCCCTGACGTCTGCGGCATGGACATCAGGTACGACACGTTCCGCGCCGAGATCGTCTACGCCGACATCGACAGCCCCGGCAAATGGCTGGCCTTCAAGGACCACCACGCCGTCGAGCTGCGGCTGACCTTGGAGAGGTTGGGCTTCAAACCCGTCGGCCGTGAGCTGATCCGGGACGTGGTCAACTACGTCGCCCAGATGCAGAGCGTCGACAGCGCCCAGGTCTGGCTCGGTGGTCTGAAGTGGGACGGCGTGCGCCGCGTCGAGCGGTTCTACGAGACCTACTTCAACGTCGAGGCTGGCCCCTACACCCGCGCCGTCTCGCGCTACATCTGGACCGCTATGGCGGGCCGCGTGATGTCGCCCGGTTGCCAGGCCGACATGGTGCCGGTGCTCACCGGGGCGCAGGGGCAGCGCAAGACCTCTGGCATCGTGGCGATGGTGCCCAACGACACCTTCCGTGAAATGTCGTTCCACCAGTCGGAGGAAGAGCGGGCCCGGCTGATGCGTGGCGCGCTGATGGTCGAGCTGGCCGAACTGTCGGGTCTCAAGACCCGGGAGAACGAACAGATCAAAGCGTGGATCACGCGGCGCAAGGAGGACTGGACCCCGAAGTATCAGGAGTTCGCCGTCAGCCTGCTGCGCCGTTGCGTGATGCAGGCGACCTCGAACCCGACCGAGCTGCTCGACGATCCGACCGGGTCACGGCGGTGGTTGCCGATGGCCTCGGGCGACGTGGACGTCGAGGGCATCGCTCGCGACCGCGACCAGCTGTGGGCCGAGGCCTTGGTGATGTTCGATGCTGGCGGCGTGGACTGGCAGCAGGCGCAGGCCTTGGCCGAGGGAGAGCACGACGCCTATCGGGTCACAGATACGTGGGAGGACACCATCGTCCGGTGGCTGAAGACGCCCGAGCTGGACGGCACCTTGCCGGGCGCGGAGGGCTTCACCACACACCAAATCCTGACGGAAGCCCTGACCTTCCGCGAACACGCAATAAAACGCGCGGACGAGATGCGGGCGTGCAAGGCGCTCAAAGCCCTCGGTTTCTGCCAAAAAGTGCAGAAAGACGGTCGCAAGTCGGTTCGGAGGTGGGTGTCTACACCCTGACTACACTCTGTCTACAACCGAAACTACAGAGAAAAGTTCTTTGGTTTCAACGTGTCTACGTCCTCTACACTATTACTACTCAACTATAAGAGGGAGTAGTAGGGGCCCGTGTAGGGGCTCTGGGCAAGGGTAGAGGAAAAACTGCCGTAGAGGTCGTAGAAAGCGTAGAAACCCAACAAAACCAAAAACTTAAATCTCTACACCCAGGTGTAGACGTTGTGTAACCACCAAGGAAATCGCGAAAATGGCCAGGCTAGGCGAAAAACACCACCACGCGAAGCTGACCAACGCCGAGGTCGAGCTGATGCGGTCGATGTATGAGGGTGGCGGCTGGGGTTATGACCGGCTGGCGCAGAAGTTCGATGTGGCGAAGAGCACGGTGCAGCACATCATCACCTTCAGGATCAGGAAGCAGGGATGAACAGGCGAGAGCTATTTGCGGGTGCCGGCGCAGCGGCGTTGTCAGCCGCTATGCCGGTGCTGCCCGTGGGCCCGGTCACGGCCACCGAGATCAGGGACTTGCAGGAAAAAGCACGCAAGGACTTCGCAGTCGACGAGAGCACCTCGATCTGGTTGGTGAGCTGGGGGACGGACGAAGTGGTGCAGGTTGAGGGCGAAGTGGTAAACGGCCAGCTGTATTTCCGGCGACCAAGCCAACTCTGATCGTATGTCTTCGCGGGGAACACGCGCGTAGCTTCCTGCTCGTAATGGCCCGTCCCCTCCTGAACATTCCGACCACCGCCTACGACCCCGAGAAAGCCGCGCACATCTGCGCCGAGCTGGCTAAGGGCGAGACGCTGACCACGATCCTGCGGGACATGGGCGACGTCGCCCCCTCGCGTTGGTCGATCTACCAGTGGAAGACCTCGACGCCCGAGTTCGGCACCGCCTACGACCTGGCCCGCGACGTGGGCTTCGACGTGATCGCCGAAGACTGCATGCACATCATCGAGGACGGCTCGAAGGACTGGACCACCCGCAAGGCGCGCGACGGGTCCGAGTACCAGGTCGTCGATAACGAGGCCCTCGGCCGCTCCAAGCTGCGCGCCGAGATGCGGCTCAAGCTGCTGGCCGTGTGGTCGCCGCGCTACCGCCAGATGTCGGGCCTGTCGATCTCCAACCCGCAAGGCGGGCCCGTCGAGTTCACCGACGCCGCGGCCTCGGCCAAGATCGCCTCTCTGCTGGCGCTGGCCAAGTCGCGGGCGGCCGGCGAGCCCGAGGACGGCTCGGACCTCGCATGACGGCCCCCTCGGTCGCCGAGGTCATGAAGCTGCTGCCCTACCTCACCGAGAAGGAGCGCGGCGAGCTGTGGGCCCTGCTGGCCCGCGACAAGAAGCGGTGGCGGCCCCTGCCTGGGCCCCAGACCGACGCCTACCAGAGCGAGGCCGACATCATCGGCTACGGCGGGGCGGCGGGCGGCGGCAAGACCGACCTGGCCTGCGGCAAGAGCATCGAGGACCACCGCAAGATCATGATCCTGCGGCGCGTCGGCACCGAGCTGTCCGCTATCGAGGACCGGCTCGAAGAGCTGTTCGGCACCAAGGACGGCTACAACTCGACCAAGGGCATCTGGCGTCAGACGCGCAGCGACGGCAAGGCCCTGCAGATCGAGCTGGGCTCGGTGCCCAACGCAGGCGACGAGAAGAAATACCAGGGCCGGCCGCACGACCTGATCGTGTTCGATGAGGCGGCCAACTTCCTGGAGCTGCAGGTCCGCTTCCTGCTCGGCTGGCTGCGCACCACGGTCGTTGGTCAACGCTGCCAGGCCCTGCTGACCTTCAACCCGCCGACCAGCGCCGAGGGTCGGTGGATCGTGGACTTCTTCGCCCCGTGGCTGGACGACAAGCACCCCAACCCCGCCGTGCCAGGCGAGCTGCGCTGGTTCGCCACCGTGGCTGGGTCGGACATGGAGGTCGACGACGGCACCCCGTTCGTGATCGTCGACGGCGAGCCCGACTACGACTTCAACCCCGACGACTACGCGGAGAGCCCAGACCTGGTCATCCAGCCCATGTCGCGGACCTTCATCCCCTCGCGAGTGCGAGACAACCCCTTCCTCACCGGGACCGGCTACATGAGCACGCTACAGGCGCTGCCCGAACCCCTGCGCAGCCAGATGCTGAACGGCGACTTCAAGGCGGGCATGGAGGACGACATCTGGCAGGTCATCCCGACCCGCTGGGTGGAGATCGCACAGGCTCGGTGGACCGCGCGTTCGCCCAAGCCCGAGATGCTCTCGCTCGGCGTCGACGTGGCACGAGGCGGCAAGGACAAGACCGTGATCTACCGCCGGCACGAGGGCTGGTGGTTCGACGAGCCCCTTGAGTACGCAGGGAGCGAGACGCCCAACGGCCCTATGGTCGCAGGCCTCGCCATCGGCGCGAACCGCAACCACAGCCCCATCCACATCGACATCATCGGCGTGGGGTCGAGCCCCTACGACTTCCTCAAGGAGGCCAGGCAGCAGGTGCTCGGCGTCAACGTCTCGGAGAAGTCTGGGGCTCGCGACAAGTCAGGGCGTCTGGGCTTCTTCAACCAGCGGTCGGAGCACATCTGGCGGCTGCGTGAGCTGCTCGACCCCGAGGCCAACAACAACATCGCCCTGCCCCCTTCGAAGAAGCTCCTGGCCGACCTCTGCGCCCCGAAGTGGAAGCTCCGCGGCTCGCAGGTCTACGTCGAGAGCAGAGAGGACATCGTCGACAGGATCAAGCGCAGCCCAGACCACCTGTCGGCCCTGGCCCTCGCCTGCATCGACACGCCCAAGGCCCGCAACATGCCCGGTATGTCTTCGAGGAGGCCCCGCGACTACGATCCCCTCGCTTAAGCCCGAGGCCATCCCATGTGCGGTAATCCGCTTCGACTTCTCTCCCCCGTTGCCGCTGTCTTCGGCGCTGCCAGCGACCAGCGCAAGGCGCTGCGCGCGCAGGAGGCTGCCCAACGCGAGGCCGCCGCCGCCGCCGCCAAGACCCAGGCCGACGCGCAGCAGGCCGAAGCCAAGGCCAACCGGCAGGCACCGAACCTCGCCTCGCTCTTCAAGGCCAACAAGGTGGGGTCGGCTGCGGCCACCCTGCTGACCGGGCCGGGCGGTGCCCCGCTCCAGAACATGGCGCTAGGTAGGAACGTGTTGCTGGGAGGATGACCATGACCACCGAACAGATCGACCGTCTTGCCGACGCCTGCGGCGTCCAGCGCCGTGGCCGCAGTGATGAGCAGGTCTTCGAGGCCTGCCTGCGCTTCATCTACGCCAACATGGGCTCGCCCGCGTGATCGAAGCCCCGAAGAAGCAGCACTATCAGAAGCGGTGGTCCGCGCTCGAGACCGAGCGGTCCTCGTGGGTTTCGCACTGGCAGGAGCTGTCCACGGTGCTGTTCCCGCGCGCCGGCCGCTTCACAGTCGACGACCGCAACGACGGAAAACGTCGTCACAACGCGATCTATGACCGCACCGGCACGGGCGCTCTGCGCATCCTGGCAGCGGGCATGATGTCGGGCGTGACCAGCCCGGCCCGCCCCTGGTTCCGCCTGCGCATCCCCGACGACGCGCTCATGGAGTACCAGCCCGTCAAGGTCTGGCTGGCGCAGGTCACCCGCAAGATGCAGGCCGTCTTCGGCCAGTCCAACACCTACCGCGCCCTGCACCAGCTCTACGAAGAGCTGGGTGCCTTCGGCACGGCCAACACCCTGATGATGGATGACTTCGAGCGGGGCATCCACCTCTACCCCAACACCGTGGGCCGCTACGCTCTGGCCACCGACTTCAGGGGCAACGTCGACACGTCGTACCGCGAGCTGCAGAAGACCGCACGCCAGCTGGTACAGGAGTTCGGCGCTGACAACTGTTCGTCGGCCGTCAAGAACATGGTCTCCAACGGCAACGGTGACAGCTGGGTCACCATCGTGCACGCCATCGAGCCCCGCAAGGAGCGCGACATCCGCTCGAAGGAAAGCAGCCAGATGCCCTGGGCCAGCTGCTACTTCGAGAAGGGCGGCGACGGCGACAAGCTCCTGCGCGAGAGCGGCTTCGAGCGGTTCCGCGTGCTGGCCCCTCGCTGGTACACCTCGAGCGAGGACGTCTACGGCCAGAGCCCCGGCATGGAAGTGCTCGGCGACATCAAGCAGCTCCAGCACGAGCAGCTGCGCAAGAGCCAGGGCATCGACTACCTGACCCGCCCGCCGCTCCAAGGGCCCTCGAGCCTGAAGGGCGAGGAAGTCGACATCCTGCCCGGCGGCTACACCGTCGCCGACACGGCCTCGGCCGGCGGCGGCGTCACGCCCCTGTTCCAAGTGCGCCTCGACCTGAACCACCTTCTCACCGACATCCAGGACGTCCGCCAACGCATCCGCGAGGGCATGTACTCCGACCTGTTCCTGATGATCTCGCAGGCCGTCTCGACCAACATGACCGCCACCGAGGTGGCAGAGCGCCACGAAGAGAAGCTCCTGATGCTGGGCCCGGTGCTCGAGCGTCTGCACAACGAGCTGCTCGACCCGCTCATCGAGATGACCTTCGAGCGCCTGCTGCAGGCCGGCGCGCTGCCGCCCCCTCCCGAAGAGCTGCTCGGCGTGAACCTCGATGTCGAGTTCGTCTCGATCCTGGCCCAGGCCCAACGTGCTATCGGCGCGAACAGCACCGACCGCTTCGTCGGCAACCTCGGCGCGATGGCCCAGATCAAGCCGGAAGTGCTCGACAGGTTCGACGCCGACCGCTGGGTGGACAACTACGCCGACCAGATCGGTGTCGACCCCGAGCTGATCGTCGGCAAGGAGGAGGTCGCCCTCATCCGTAAGGCCCGTGCCGACCAGCAGGCGGCGCAGCAGGCAGCAGCCCAAGCGCAGCAGGCCGCCGAGAGCGTGAGCAAGCTGGGTGGCGTCGCCACGCAGAACGGGGCCTCGAACGCAGGGGCCGACATTATGGGCGGTCTTATGGGATACGGCTCACCCGCGCCGTACACCTACTGATGAAGACCTGCGCAGCATGCAAGGAGCTGAAACCCGAGGACCAATACGGTGCTCGTGCTTGCCACTCGTCTGGGCGCAACCCGCGCTGCAAACCCTGCGTCCAGGCCTCGAACAAACGGGCCCACGAAAAGTACCGCCCGGCCCGAAGAGCGGCGCAGAAGGCGTGGTACGAAAGCACTGGCCGCTACGAGGCCGAGAAAGAACGCTACGAGGCGAACCGCAAACGGTGGCGCGCCAACAACCTCGAGCGGGAGAACCAGAAGACCGCAGAGTGGCGCAAGGCCAACCCGGGCAAGATGACCGCGTACAGCGCCGCGCGCAGAGCCACGGAACGACGGGCCACCCTGGCCAACGTCAGCCGCGAAGCCTTGATCGCCATCTACGAGCGGTCGGAGCACCTGACCCAACTGACCGGCGTACGCCACCACGTCGACCATATCGTGCCCCTGCGTGGCAAAACGGTCTGCGGACTTCACGTTCCGTGGAACCTGCAGTGCATCCCCGCCAGAGATAATCTGGCAAAAAGCAACACCTACTAGGAGAACGACATGTCCGACGGTCCCGCACAAGGGCCTCTTCGGGGTGTCCGAACTGGTGTCGCGCCGCTGGCGTCCGTGATCCCCACCTACTAGGCCACCTCTCCCGAAACTGACCTGGAAGTGCCGCATGGGTTTGACCTTCGCCCCTCCCGACGACCTCAAACCCGAATGGGCCAGCGACATACAATGGCGGGCCGCAGAGGCGGTCAGAGAGCACGGTAGCACCCGCGCCGCCGCCGAGGCCTTGGGCATGTCCAAGTCCGCGGTGTGGGAAGCCCTGACCCGCTACAACAAGGAGGCGGCCCGCCACGGCCGCGCGCCTGGCCACTTCAATGACGGCGTTGCCCCCGGCTATCGCATGGGCAAGGTCACGATCCAGCGCGGGCCCGCCGGCGTGGAGCGTGTCTGGGAACGCCAGTCGCCCGATGCGGAAGCCCAGGCCGAACGGCTGCAGGCTATGCGCGCCGAGTTGTGCGCCCCGATGCCGCCCCTCGCCCCTAGCTGCGTGCCCGGCTACGCCGACGACGACCTTCTGACGGTCTACCCGCAGGGCGATCCGCACGCGGGCCTTTACTCGTGGAAGGACGAGACCGGCCAGGCCTTCGACCTGGTCGAGTACGAGCGCGTCATGAAGGCGGCCATCGACAGGCTGGTGGCCTCTGCCCCGCCCTCAGCCCACGCCCTCTTCATCGACCTGGGCGACACGCTGCATGCAGACAACAACGCCAGCCGCACCAAGAGCGGACACCATCTCGACACCCACGGCCGGCACGCCGAGGTCGTTCGCGCGGTCATCCGCTGCAAACGCCACCACATCGCCCGCATGCTCGAGAAGCACCGGCACGTCACCGTGCGGATCAACCCCGGCAACCACGACGGCATCACCGCCGTCATGCTCGCCGAGATGATGGCTCTGCTCTACGAGAACGAGCCCAGGATCACGGTCGTCACCAGCCCCAACCCCTACTGGTTCTTCGGCTTCGGCACCAACCTGATCGGCACCACCCACGGCGACGGAGCGAAGGGCGCGAACCTGCCCTTGCTGATGGCCGTCGACGCCCCCGACCTGTGGCAGGCCTCGCAGCACGGGCACCGCGTCTGGTTCGTCGGCCACGTCCACCACAAGGACATCAAGGACCACCCAGGTGTGACGGTCGAATACGTTCGCACCCTCGCCGCCCCCGACATCTGGTCCCACGGCGCGGGCTACAGGTCGAAGCGGTCGATGGAAGCGGTGACCTACCACCGCGAGGATGGCGAGGACGAGAGGCACACCTGCAATATGGCCAAGCTCGCCCGCAGTATGTCTTCCGTTCCGCGCGCGACGTAGGTTCGCGCTATGAGCCAGGAAGACCCGACCGACTTGGAGACCCAGCACAAGAGCGCCGAGGCGAGAGCCCAGGACGCTCGGAACCGCAGGGACACTGACAAGGCCGATCTGGAATGGCTCATGGCCACGCCTCGGGGCCGCCGGATTGTCTGGCGTCTGCTCGAGGCCACGGGTCTCTACGTCTCAAGTTTCACTGG